GCACTCGGGTCAATAGTGAATACAAAATATGAACCATCAACCCATTCTTCAGTATCACTTCTAAAATTTACTTCTGTAAGCGTTCCATCAATATCAATCCACAGTTTTGTCCAAAAACCACCTTTGCCTATGATACCGTGTCTATCGCCAATTAGCTGACTATTTTCACTAAAACCGGTCTTAGAAAGTATATACCATCTAGACCAACTCCAATCATTTAAATCAATCCATTCCCAATCTGTAGAAGTGGCATCTGTGTCGGTAAACTTAACATCTTGATAAAATGCTGTAGTATCAACAGTATATCCTTCATGCGCCACACCTTCATGTGTTGATTCAAAATATTCATCAAGAAGATAGTAAGGAACGTCTGCAAATCTCGCCATTAGTTAATATTCTCCTTTAAAATTCCTGTGTAATAGTGGTAGACGCCACACTCAGTGCTGGAAATTGGTCGTGTCCAAGTTCAATTGTTCTTAATACGTTATCACCGGCATAGGAATCTTCTGCATATCGTGGATAAGTGGTAGAACCATACGCCTGAATAGTTGCGTTTTGAACATCGACATCTCTGAAAATAAGATTTCTAATTCCAGAAATATTTTCAAAATTGTTACTAGCAGAAACTTCCTCTGGGTCCATTATAAATTCATAAATGTCCCTAAAGTCTATCTCCTCATTAAAATCTCTATTAGCCTTATCAAAATACCAAATCAATTTACTCTGAACATCATTCATAACAGTAGCGAAGTTAAAGGTCCTGTTGACTCTCAAACCAATATCAAAATCAAAATAAATCAGGGTCGGTAACTCCCATTCCTCGTAAGCGCTCAGCATCTTTCTAGGCTCTAAATACTCACCTAGTAATGAAGCCCAACTACTAGAGTATGCCGTAGGTACAACACCATCAGAAACAATCGGCGATGCTGAAGTATCAATGGTAGCTGTGCCCCATTGGTATGGAATCACTGCCAAATGAACTTTATTATATTCACTATAATCTCCAGACGGTGCTATTTCTTTTTCACCCCAAGCTGTTGCTGCTAGAACATCAGAACGAGATTCTAAATATGTTCTGTAATCATAGGCAGTTACAGTTCTAAATTGTGAATGTAAAGCACCTTTTGCATTGTCTTTAATATCATCAACAATCTCTGGAGATGCTGAACCAAAAGTGGCAGCAGAATTACTTACAGTTATTGTTGAAGTATCCATATAACCAGCAGTAGCCGTATTATAAATCATATTATCATCGGGAACCGTAATTGTCTGTGCCGCAACTTCACCATCGGTACCAAGAGTCTTAATAACAGTTATTACAATTTCATCATCACCGTCCGGCACAGTTCTTGAAGTTGAGAAAACAAGTTTATATCTCTCATACTTATCATATTCGAATTTATAGACCTCATCATTGTCTTGAAGTCCGCTCAACTCATCATAAAAATCAGAAACTCTAGTCCAAATCTCATCATTCACAGACACCTCTATAGAGACATTCTCATCAAGTAAGAAATCATCATATCCGTAATCTTCTTGCGGAAGTATTAACTCATTATCAACAAAATCATCACCGGTATATGTTCCAAGAGAAATCACTTCACCCTGCCTAACAGGTAAACCAAATATATAAGGTATAGAACCTGCACTAATAGACCAACTCTGAGTGGTACAGAATTTAATCGCACTGCCATCCTCATCTTCAGCACTTGATGTTATCTGATGCCAAGCAGGAACTGATAGAACATCTCCTTCTATAACTCCTGATGAAACCGTTACAGATAAAGTTGTCTGAGAAGCAAGAAAGCCCTTTGGGTCATAACCCATAAGAGTTGCAAGTCTATGAACATTCTCATAAATATCTGCTGTATCAATATATACATTCTTAGCAATCTTGTTTATAAAGAAAGTTGATAGTTCTCCAAGATATGCCATCAACTCTATAAGAATGGTTATATTAGAACCCTCATAATCGTAGTCGGCAAACACAGTGCTATTAGCTAACTGTGTTCTTATTCTAGCGACTAGGGTTGTATAATCTACATTTAAATAATCTGGTCTTAGTGTTGCCATAGTTTTATCCCTGTTTTAAAATAAAGTTTACTGTTTCTACTCTCCTTGACGATTTAAGCCTAAAATCAAGTGTTATGTCATATTCACCTTTGTCATAATCCTGATGAATATTCAAATCTTCAACGATAATTCTGTCATCCCATCTTTCAATAGCACCAAAAACCCTATTACCAATTTCATACGCTGTCGTGTCATCCATTGGCTCAAAGAGAAGGTCCATCAAATTAATTGCAAACTCTGGAAGCATTCTTCTGCTTCCTTGTCTAGTATTTATTATATTAATTAACGAATTTCTGATAGCTTCTTCTTCTAAATCTCTCTGAATATCACCATCCTGTTGCATTTCTAATTCTGAATCAAAATCACTATAAATTGCCATAATTTACCTCTTATGTGGCGTAAAGTTCCATAATAGGAATCATACCGTCATATTTTGCATAATCTTTTTCTACAACGCCTTTAGCGACATCTAAATTAACTATTCTTCCTTCAAGACCATAAGTGCCTTGTAAACCAACATCCTGAGTCATAAAACCATCCAAAAAACCCCAATTATCTATCCAGGCTTGAACAGTTGAATCGCTGTCCCATAATGAACCTTGAGGCGCATAGGATCCTAAATAAACTCCATTTAGATTTCCTGCACATATAGCGCCATCGAGAACAACATATGTATCACCAGGATATGATGGGTCGGCTGCATCGGAACCCGAAATTGTTGTGCTAGCAGAAAAAGCGCCACCATTTGTAACAACCGCTGAAAGACCGGCTGTAAATGTAGCTGTCTGATTTCCATCAACAGTAAATGATGTGCTTGATATATATGTTAAACCTGTTAAACCTGTTACTTGGTCAAAGCCCATCCACTCATAAAGACCTCCAGCACCAGAAACACCATAACTACCAAAAGTATAAAAATAATCTGCCTTACCCGGCACAACATAAGCCTCTAAATCAGTTTCTATTTCATCTTGAGCAAAAACTAATGCCTGCCACTGTTCAACTAAATCAGTTCTTAACTCATCTATCTTGATTAATGAACCGCTAAGATTTTCACTTGTAGAAGTGAAACCTGTTACCATTTCTGCTAATTTATCTGCACTTGACATAATTTATCCTATAAAAACGCTTCCTGCTCCACCGACTACATATCCACTGTAATAAGGATTACCAGTAAAACTACTCGTTAAAGTGGCAGCTCCAAGTCCGTTTACAAAAACAGAAGATGAACCAGAAATAATTATACCTGTATGACCACAGTAAGAAAGAACTGTGCAAGTTATGAAAGAATTACCAGGTCCTTCTGAAAAAACATTTGAAGAACTTCCAATTATTATCCCATTCCATGGATTACTATCATCATGGTCATCATGGCTACAATTACCAATTGTTGCATCGCCAACTCTAGCAGCACCTAGTCCCATTATATCTCCTTCTTTATATCCTTAAAATTCTTTTTAAGGTCTTTGTATATATCTTTATAATCTTGATCGGCAAATTTCTTTACAGACTTATTCATCTGTCTTGCCTTCTCCTCTGCCTGATCTACCTGTTTAAATGCCTTATTTTGTTTACTTTTCCAATGATCTTTCGGTTTTGCCTTTCTATTCTTTAATTTTTTAGCCATTGTCGCACTACACCGAGGACATATTACTTCTTCACCTCTCTCTACTGTATATATCAACCAACACTCTGGTCTCAAACACATAAATGTCCTCATATGTATCTCCTTAATTTAAGTTTATAGGGTTACCTGTAACGGTACACTTACCAGTAACAGTTATAGTAGCATTTCCGCCAACATTAACAATCCAATTACCTGTTATATCAACAGTGCTATTTCCACCTATCGTTACTGTAGAATCTCCTGTAATATTATCAATGTGGTCACTAACTCTTGTAATAGTTACAATACCTTCATTATCAATTACCGCATTCGTTCCTGATGAGTGAAAAATCTTTATTCTCTTTGCCTCTGGTGTTGAATCAAGTTCTATTATATGACCACCATGAGTTTTCAACACTATATTATGTGGGTATGTTCCCTCACCTGAGTTAAATTCTACACCAGTTACATCGGGGTATACCCCGTCTGGGTCTACAAACGCT